AGCGGCTGAAGGCTGCCCACAAAGATATCGAGTTCGTTCCCTTCTGCGTTTATTCGAATGACGATGAGGGTGCGCTGCTCAAAAAGTATAACGTAAGTTCTTTGAAGTTTTGTAATGATTTTCTTGGCGCGAAAAAGAATGCCGGGCTGAAAGCACTTATGGGGCTGAAGTGGGATTACATGATGGAGATCGGCTCGGATGACCTGGTGAACGATAAGTTGATTGATGTTTACCGGCCTTACTTTAACGAAGGTGAGGAGTCTTTCGGGGTGTCTTCCTGTTATTTCGTTGACGCCATGACGGGCAGGGTTGCTTTCTGGATTAACAACTATGCCATTGGTGCGGGGAGGTGTATAAAGCGAAGCGTGTTTGAAAATTTCAACAAAAAATACGTTGTCATTTTCAGGCACTCTGTAACGGGAACCGAGCATGTTGGCAAAGGTGCGAAGATGGTCTTGACTTACAAGGTTGCGGCCAAGTATATGAACAGTGATCTTGTCAAGGTGCAGGAGATTATTGAAGGGGATTTCGGTTTGTGGACACCCACGAAACAGTCAGCACTTGACGCGGACAGTGCTTTCAACCTGAACGCGAATGCCGTGAATATTAAGATTGTTGATGTTGGCCGGGAGCCTATGATCGTTGACATCAAAAGCACACAGAACATCCACAAGTTCACCCACTTCGAGCAGACGGATATTGGCTTTAAGGAATTGTTATCTAACTTCTCAAAAAAGGAATCAGATGGGATTTGGAAGTATGGACAGGCGCGTGGTCATTAGCAAGGCCACAGACACGATCTTGCCGAACGGTGAGCGCACGAAGGTGTGGGAAGCCTATCATACTTGCTGGGCCGAAATGGTGTATAAGGCTGCCGGTGAGGGCGTGGAAACTTTGCAGATCAAAGCGCAGAACACCGTTACCTTCCGCATCCGGTATTACACCGGCATATCGGAAGACAAGAGATTGACCTATGATAGTGTTGTGTATGACATTATCGGGGTTGTTGCCGAGGGCAGAGAAAAGTATTTAACCATTGAATGTAAACGGATCGAGTGATGGCTTTTTATGAATCATCATATATGCCGAGAATGACCTTAGAGTTGACCCAGAGCGGGGTCAACCAGGTTAATGCGATATTCAAGGCTTTGGGTGAGAAGTTGGGGAGGAAGGAAGTTAAAAAGGTTTTCAGGATGGGAGCGAAGCCCATTGTTGTTTCGGCTAAAGCGAAGGTGCCGGTTTCGGGTAAAAAGTCATGGCAGACCGAGCATAAGCATTGGTCAAAAGGGAAAGAAACAAAACTTGTCCGGACACACAAGCCCGGGGAGTTGAAAAGGTCTATCGGCACAATAATGAGCAAGGATGGTTTTTCAATTTACATCGGCCCCCGTATGGGGACAAGCCGGGCAAACGATGGTTGGTATGGACACTTTGTGGAGTTCGGGACTTCATCCACCGGCTGGGGTAAGGGAATACCCGCCAAACCCTTCATGCGTCCATCATGGGATGAAAAGAAAAACGAAGCGATTGACATTATAGCAAGGGAGTTGGGAAAATTATTTGAATCAGTTAGGGTAAAATGATAGGACAGGCAATATATACGCTGCTTTCGACAAACGTGGGGATTAAGGCGATTGTTGACACCCGCATTTACCCTATGCTGGCCGAGCAGTTTGCCGATATGCCTTATATTGTTTACCGGACTATCTCAAAGGTTCCGAACAACACCAAAGGCGGAGGCAGGGGCTTTGACCGGTACCGCGTACAGATAGATTGCGTGGGGACTTCATTCACCTCGCTTGAAGACTTGGCAGATAAGGTAAGAACGGCCATTGATGACAGGGTTGGCACTTACGGGGCTGTTACGATTCTTGGATCGCGATTTGAAGACACCACAGACCTGGTGCTGGACTTCCAGCCGGACAGTGAAAGAGTATATCAAAAGAGTATGGACTTTATAATATTAGCACGATGAGAATAAAACTTATAAAAGACTGGCCCCGCAAGGGGAGGATTGTTAAAAGAGGAACCGTGATGACCGTTACCACAGATCTGGGTAAACGGTTAATCAACAACAAATTCGCCCGTGAGGGTGATTACGCGGGTGCGCTTGACACGAAGGATGCGCCCCGTCCGAAAAGAAAACGAAACTAATTATTCACTTTTAAAACGAAAATAAGATGGCTAAATTTAATGGAACAACTCTGTTGGTGTACGTGGACGGTGTCGCGATTGGTCTTTGTACCTCGCACTCGCTGAACGTGAATGCCGACATGATTGATGCCACCACCAAATCAAGCGGTGGGTGGAAGGACGTATTGCCCGGCCTCAAAGATTGGTCGATAGACTTTGACGGTCTTATTGACTGGTCTGAAACCGAGAATTTCTCGCAGGCATTTGCTGATTTGTCCGGAGGAACAAAAGTAACCCTGAAGTTTTCCACAGAAGTTACCGGGGACAAACGCTACACCGGGGATGCCTACATTTCTTCTTTGAGTGCCTCGGCACCGATGGAGGACGTGGTTACCTTTTCCGGAACGTTCACTGGAACCTCAACTTTGTCTGAAGAAACCGTTACGTAATGTATATCATCAAGGACGGATTCAGAAAGCGCAGACTGCGGTTTTCCTTTGATATGCTCGCATGGTTTCTGGTTTGCGAAACCAACGGTGTAGAGATCGGAGAGCTGGATAAGGTCGAGGAAAACAAACTCTTTGACGATTTCCTTTTCTGTGCAGCAAGGAGCTACCTTATGCAGAGAGGCAAAAGGGTAAGGTTTACCCGTGAGCAACTTCTGGGCTGGGTTGACAAGATGACCAGGGGTGATGCCCGCAGGCTTGAAAAGGAGATCATGCAAAGCCGTGTTATGGGCCAAAAGACACTGGAGGAGTATGCCGAGGAAGGAAAAAAAAAACGGTAACATGGCGGGACGTGATGGGCTTCGCTTACGGTGTCCTCGGTCTGAAACCGGATGAGTTCCACCGGCTGACCTGGGCCGAGTATGAAGTGATGTGCGAGGGCTACTCGCAGGAAAAGGTGAGGTGCCATCAGCAAGAGTGGGAGAAAGCGCGCTGGATGGTGTTTCACCTTTTGAACATTCATTTGGAAAAGAAGCACAAGATGAGGCGGCTGGGTGATCTGATAAGGTTTCCGTGGGATGCGCCTCCCCGGATTGAGGGGAATACGAGGGAAAGGTTTGAGGAACTTTGTAAACTATGGGGCAGTAAAATAGAGCGATGAAGAAGACGATAGCCAATATGAGCGTCCGCATTGGTGCTGACACCAAGCAGTTCACCAAGTCCATGAACCGCATGAAGGGTTCTGTCAGCAAGATGCAGCAGTCATTTGCGCGTATGCGGAAGGCCGCTATGGGCGCATTGGCTGGCTATGCTTCTATTTCTTTTCTGAAAAAGGCCATTTCGGCCTATGATCAGCAGGAAAAGTCTGTGAAGGCTTTGTCTGTGGCTCTGGGATCATCCACAAAAGCATTAGAGGCACAGGCATCCGCACTCCAGAAGCAGACGCGGTTCGGGGATGAATCTATTTTGCAGGGGCAGGCTTATCTGGCGCAGATGAAACTCCAGGAGGAGTCAATACGCAGGATCACGCCTTATATTTTGGACTTTGCCGAGGCGCAAGGGATGAATGTCGCTGATGCCTTTAAGTTGGTTGCGAAGACTTTGGGTTCTTCCACAAATGCCCTTTCAAGGTATGGGTTGACGATTGAGGGGGCTGTTGGCAGCAATGAGCGACTTGATTCTGCTGTAAACGCTTTAAGTTCTTCGTTTGGCGGGCAGGCTAGGGCTGCGGCAGAGGTTGGCAGTGGTTCTTTGGCACAACTTGGTAACTGGATTGGTGATCTCACCGAAAAGGTCGGGGGGTTCATTATGCACGGGCTTGCACCTCTGGCGAGTTGGTTTATGCGAACAGTCAAAGGATCCTCGGAGGTTTCCGATGCGCTGGTTGCCGAGCGTTCAGAGGTCGAGTTGATCATGCGATCCATTGCTTCGTTGAACGAGGGCAACTCTACCAGGGCCGGATTGATTGATGAGTTGAATGCCAAATATCCAGATATTTTAAAAAATTACGATGCCGAGAAGATTACAAATGGCGAGATACTTACTATTTTAAAGGATGTTAATACCCAGTATGAGCGGAAGATTGAGTTAGCCATCTTGGAGGAGGAGGGGAATGAAGTCCTGCGAAATTCTATCGAACTGGCCAAAAAGCAACGTGCCGATGTGAAGGAGATCACCCGGCTTTATGAACTCTACATAAAAGAAAAGAAGGAGGATGCCACGCTTGAGGAGAAGGTGGCCGCGCTGAAGACACAATCGGCCTATGATGAGATGGCCGCGCTGAAAGATAAGACAATTGCCTCGTCTTATTTTGAAAATGGACAGGAAAGGGCATACACGGTAGAGCAGCGCAGGGCGATAGCCTTTGAAAAGTATAGTTCTATAGCGGCCTCCCGTTTAGATGATATTAACGAAAGGCAGGCCGAGTTAAACGATTTACAAGATGAACATACCGGTATTATAGGCGAGATTTTTAATGCACAGGAACGGCTAAACAAGGTACTTGGCAAACAAATCGAACTTTTGGAAAAACGCCATCGGTACCTCCGTGATCCGGGCCGGGGGACTGCCGGTACAACCCACGTAAAAAACGGGGAACTTGTTAAAAAGGGTGATGTTATGGATCGCGCTGCTCCTGCCATTGACTGGGGCGCACAGCCAACACCATCACTTCAAGGCACCGAGGCTTCGACAAGGGCGGTAACCGGGTTGGCAAATGCCGTTAGCGGCCTTTCGCTGGCGTTGGATGATAGCGAGAAAAGCATGGTTTCCTTCGGTCAAGCACTTCAATATTCTTTGCAGGGGGCTGCAATGCAACTGTCCGAGATCATGGCCGATACTGTTACCGCACTGATGCAGGGAACCGCTGATTGGGGGGATATTTTGAAAGGCCTGTTGAGCGTGGTGGCTGACTTTCTGGAGAATCTCGGCAAGGCGTTGATAGCCTCCGCACTTGCGGCACAGGCATTTAAGAAACTTTTGGCGAACCCATATGTTGCGAT